TTCATCAAACCTTGTAGGGTCTGTAGGTTTACCTGTCATTTCTAATGACCAACTATTGTTAATCATAGGTGCAAGGTTAGCACCATAAGATAACATTTGTTTTTCATTAGGGTATCTTGCAGTCCAATACCTAATTTTATAACCTCTTTCTTGAAGTTTATTATAAATAGATTGTTCTACTTGTGGTGTACCTAAAAATACTATTCTACTGTTTTGTTTAGGTTTAATAATAGCTTCAAACTCTTTAATAGCTTCACCTAACTTATCTCTCATAAATTGAGTTTGTGTGTTACCTGAAGTTTCTACGTCATCTGCAATTATTATATCTGCTCTACTTCCGGTTAACTGAGAAGTTATACCTAAAGATTTTACTGAAGGTTGTTGTGATGCTAATGCTGTTGCTACATCAAAACTAATCTTAGATTGTCTCTGGTCACTTTTAGGATACAAATGTTTTAGTATAGCCATTTCAGACATTAATCTTAGACAGAATGTACTGAAATCATCTGCTCTATTCTTTGAAGCTGATACAACTAGAATATTTAAGTCGTTATCTAATAATAATCTCCAAAGTACATAACTAGCTGTAATCCAACTCTTTCCTACCCCTCTAAAAGCACTAATAATACACCTTGTTGAACCATTAGCTAAGTAATCAGCTATATCGTATTGTACTGGTGTTGGTTCAGGTAATCTTAAATGCTTCCAAGTTAGGTATAAAAAATTTCTAAAATCGTTAATTTTTGACGACTTGTTTATCTTTTGCATCAAATGGAAGTTCTTCTATAAGTTTCTTTAATGGACTGTCCTCAACAGGTACAGCATCTATGTTGTTGTCTTTCAAGAACTGTCTTGCAACATTAAGGTCGCTAGATTTTGCGTCAGGATTTTTGACACGATTTAACAACTCTGTTGCTAATACTTCATGTAATTCTTTTAATTTTTCACTCATATTATTTCTTTGAATTTATGTAGTTATAAACTCTACCTATTTGTTTATCTATTTGGACTAATTCACCATTAATCATTCTTGTAAATTCTTTTAATTCTACAATTGATATTAAAACCCAACCTGAAAGACCTGCTAGTATAAAACCTACTAAAGCAACAAGTGTTTTAACATCTATTTTCATATACCTTGTAAATCCTTGTTATTAGATAGAATGTTTTTCTTTGCTCTTGGTCTAGAATTACTATCCATACTTCTCTTTCGTAATTGAGCATCAGAAGACTTTTTTCTCATGTGGTCTTTGAGTGCTTTTATTAAATCATATTTAAAATTCATTTCTTTTTCTTCTTTTTACAATTTGGAAAATTAAAAGTTAAAACTTCATCTACTTTTTCAAAGATACTGTCTACGAAACCGAAGAATTTATATAAAAATTTATCAATCATATTTTATCTCATTACAAAAGTAGTTCATGTAAAGTTTGTTATTTTCAATTGGGTCTTTCATTTCTACTGAAAAATTTTGAATTAATTTACCACCTGCACCTACGCACTCAGACCATGAATTAAATTCTGTAGGTAATGTTGAGGTATTATTGCAAAAACCAGTTAAAGCTGAACAAATACTAAACGCTAGTATAAATTTCACTTAAACTGAAAAAATCCTATTACTCCTGCTAACAAAGTTCCTAAAAACACAAGCACACTAATAGCACCTTTACCTTTAGAAACATCTTGTCTCAAAGATTTAACTTCTCGTTTTAACTCATTAATACTTTCGTTTAATGTCTTCATTCTTTCAGCACATAGTTTCTCATGGCTTGAAAGTCTTACTCCAGTTGCTTGTTCAGCAATTAGACTTGGAGTAACTTTTTTTCTAGGCATTATTCACTTGGTGGATTATCTATTACCACACCACCATTTTCAATGTATTCCATTATTACTTGGTAATCTGTGTTTGCTTCGTCTAGTGGTACAGATTTAACTCTGTTAGAATTTACATAAGTTACTTGGTAACTGCAAAAAGTGTTATCTATTGGGTCGTAGTTTTTTGTTACTGTATTAATCATCATTATAACTCCGCATCAAATGCTATAAAAGCATCTGCATTACCTGTTCTAAAAAATCCAGCATCACCACCAGTACCAGAAACATTTGTTGAATTTCTTAATTCAACATACCTACTATTAGATGAATTACCTAAAGAAAAACCACTAAAAAAATCACCATCAGCATTTGAATAAAAAACATAATAATCTGTTCCAGAAACTTGGTCTACAGTTGGTTGTGTTCTTAAATTAACTATTGTTGGAAACGATGCATAAACAACATTTGTACTATAGTAAACCCCTGTTCCAAAGCTTCCAGTAGTTGCTCCGTCAGAAGCATGGTCTGCAAGTATTTGATAATATCTCTGACATCTTTGTAAATTCACATCATATGGCAAGAACTCAAAATCAGATGCAGTTGTTCCAGCTTCTAGTTGTACTCCTGTAATGTTGATGTAGTTAGATGTACTATCTGCAAGATTGACTTGACCTACTGCTCTGTCTGCGTTGTCATTTGCTTGCCAAGATGTTGCTAAAGTACCTGATGTAAAATTTGTTCCAGCAGATAACCACCATCTTAAAGTTAAACTATTTGCATTATCATTATCTAAAGTTCCTGTAGTGTCTCCAGCAAAAGTAATTATTTTCTTTTCCCAAGTTGATGCACTATCTATTGTATATGTATTAGCTATGTGTCTGCCGTTATCAGCATCACTTAATTCAAGAATATAAGTTCCTGTTTTATTCGATTTAACCCAAAATGACATTGTTAAACTTTCAGCAGATGAAGTTCCTTTTTTTAAATACTGAAGATTTTGACCTTCAAGTCTTTGTTCAATTCTAATTAAATCACTTGCACCTAGACTTCCTTGAGCAGTTGCACAATCCATTTTTAATGATTTTGCAAAACCTTGACCAGTAGGTACATCTGTATCTTGTGACATTGTAAATACTGCTGTAGGCGAACCACTTTCAAAAAATAACCATCTATCAATAGTGTGATAACCATTATCATTATTACCTACATTAACAGAAGTTCCTCTTTGAGCAATACTCATATCACCATTGATGATGATGTTTCTGAAGTTAGGTGTTTGTGCAAGTTTAGCATTTGCTATTGTATTATCTGCAATATCAGCATTATCTATCTGACCATCTGCATTTAATAAATCTGCTAAGTTTCTGGCTTTAGTCATTATTTAGTTTCCTCTTTAGTTTCTTTTTTAACTTCTTTTTCTTCCTTTGGTAATTCACTCTTTAATTGGTCAGTATAATGCTTTTCTAATACTTGAATATCAGCATACTCATTGGCTAATTGATTTTTTCTAGCGACAATGTTTTGTAGCTTAGTAAAGAAAACTTTACCTTGCTCCGATAGCTTGTCGCTGTCGTAGTCTTTATTTTCAAAGTTAAATTTCATTAGCTATCCCCCTTTGGATATTTATCTTTAATTGCTTGTATTGATGTTCTCCAACCATCTATTCCATTATGGAAGATGTCATCAAGTTGACTTTCTATAGAAGGATATTCAACACTTCTTTTTTCTGTGTAAGAAAGAGCGGAAACAACTTCATCATAATTCATTTCAACTTGTATTTCTGTACCATTCGTATCGGTATCTGAATTATCGGTAATTGTTCTTGTTAATCTAAAATCATTAGGAACTTGTAATTTTTTTGTATAAGTAGTTTCTAACTCATTTTCTTGAACTTTAGACTTTAAGAATAATTTTCCGTCATCTTTAAAATATAAATACATATTATCTCCTTATTAAGTGTCTAATCTTACCCATGATGTCCATGAATTGTTATAATTTCTAGTGTAAGTGATAGTAGTGGCTAATCTCTGTGCTATTTGAGTTGTTACATTGCTACCATTACCAAAAACAATTAAAGAGTAAATATGAGTAGAAGGTAAGTTACTACAGTTACTGTTACATCTATAAAAACCAGGAACTTTTTTATCGTTTAAGTCAATAGTGTCATATGTTCCTGCATCTATAGCAGTACCGCCAAAACCAAATTTAATTTTACCTCCGTTAGCACTTGAAACGTGAAGTGCTTGAGCAGGACTACTTGTACCAATACCTACTTTACCATCACTAGCAATACGCATACGTTCATCTGTACCCGCTCTTAATAACAAGTCATCACCCTGTGCACCTAAGGCAACAGTAGCATTACCGTGTGCACCACTTGTGGTATTATCTCTCAATGATACATAAGAAGTTGAATCTGTAGATGTAAGTGCCAATCCTACATTACCTGTTCCTGAATTTATCTCTAATGGTACTGAAGGATTAGCTGTACCAATACCTACATTACCAGAACTGTCGATAACAAAATGGTTGGAACTTGATAAATTAGTTGTATTATTAATTTTAAACAACTGTTCACTATCATCTACACCTAAATACACAGTTCCATTATCTGGAGAACCAAATTTAATAAAAGCATCTTGTGTCGAACCACTTGTAGCATCAATGTCTATTGAAGCATCTGTGCTACTTGAAATATTAAGTGTAGCAGTTGGAGAAGTTGTACCAATACCTACATTCTGACTACTATCAATAGTCATTGCTGTGCTTGTAGCATTATCGTCAATACCAGTTGAAGTAAAGTTTGTTATAGTTCCTAATCTAGCTGATGGTACTGTACCACTATCTAGGTTATCTGCGTTAAGACTTGCAACAGAAAAAGTTCCATAAGCAACAATATCAACTATATCTCCTGCGGTAGCACCTGTTGCTAAAACAACTGATGTACCACTTGATACAGTAACATCTGTTCCATTTAATAATTTGACACCATTCAAATATACATCAATGTAACCTGCGTCATAAGCAAGTGTGTTACCATTGTTATCTAAACCTGTGAAAGTGGTTTGACTAGCTGTTGCTGTGTAGTTGTATCGTTGTGAAGTTCCATTAACCGATGAACCTGCGTTCTGCCAACCAGAAGCACCATACACATTTAAAATATTTGTTGTGGTATCAAAATATAAGTCACCAGAATTTAAAGATGTGGTAGGAGCTGTAGCTGAAATTCTATAAACTTCA